TTGTCCGGGAGCGAGCATAGGCCGGGTCCAAGGTGATTCCTTCGACACGGACAAGGACTTTGTGATCGCCATGATCCAGACGATGTGTATGAGAGAGTTCCCAGAGAACGCCTTTGACTCGATCGGCCTACTTGTGGTCGACGAGGCCCACCATATAGGCGCTCCAGCGTTCTCTCAATTTATGTTTAAAATTTGTCCCAAGTACACTCTCGGACTTACTGCGACGCCCGAACGGAAGGATGGTCTGACGCGGCTCTTGTACTGGTTCCTCGGCCCCGAGTTCTTCCGGATCGAGCGGCAGAACCAAGGGACAACACGGGTTGTGACACTCGATTACTCTTGTGATGCCTTCAAAGAGGCCCCGCCCGTAACGCGCTTTGGCCAGATTAACATGGCCGGTATGATTAACGTCCTGACTGAACTCGAGGGCCGGAACCAACTCATACTTCGGACGGCCGAGGAGGCGCTCGCGCTCGGACGGCGCGTCTTGATTCTTTCGGATCGCCGGGAACATTGCCTTTGGTTGCAAAAGCAACTTGGCTCTAAGTCCGGACTTTACATAGGCGGTATGAAGGAGGCTGACCTGGCAAAATCGGCCGAGGCTCCGGCCGTCATCGCGACGTTCCAATTGGCCCATGAAGGCCTCGACATCCCTGCGCTCGATACGGTCATCCTTGCGACGCCCAAGTCGGACATCAAGCAGTCCATAGGGCGCATCATGCGTGAAACCGCCGGAAAGGCTAATGATCCCCTGATTTACGACGTAGCCGATCATTGGTCCGTGTTCTTCGCCATGTACCGCAAACGCATGAAGGTATACCGCGAGGGCGGCTTCGAAACAGGGGTGGGTGGGGAAGAGCCGGAGGAGACCAAGGTGTTCGGCAAGGGCGTCTGTCTATTTTAGAACGATCCGATCGCGCGTGTACTTTGGTAAAAAAGCTGCGAGGTAATTCCAGTACGAGCTCGCTCCCAGAACCTCGAAGAAGGCTAAATCCATACCCTGATTCGCGGCTTGGACGACGTACTTCATAAAGGGCCCAAAATTGAGTTCCTCGAACGAAAAATCACGAAGATCGAGCTTTATGACGAGGATCCTGTTGTCCTGGGTTATGATGTCGTGCATTTCTTTCGTGGCCTCGAGCGTCTCTGTCGCGAACAGGTTGGCGTCCTCGATCGACGTGGGCTGTTCGTCAAGATATCCTCTACCGGAAATCTTGAGGAACAGGTGGTCCTGGTTGCTTTTAAGGCGGTACCAGGTTAAGAACCTGTACTGGCCCATCCTAATTGTTTGGACTCTTATTTTTCACTTATCGCATCGCATCGGCCAATCCTAGAAGGAACACGCCACCCACGAAGAACATAATCAGGTAATTACACTCGGTCGCGTCACGCTCTATCGTTTGTGGGGCCAGGGCCCGCTGGACCTGTTCTGGAACATAGGATGGCGGTTTCGGGGCCACCGGATCGTCAAATGGTGCGTATGAGAGCACCATCTCACGTTACTTTAGCGTAACAAAATTTTAGTGAGAATCACAGTCGTGAAAACCACCAGGAACACGATCCAGAACCAGACCGGAAACCCGTTCCATATGCTGGTGAACGTCAGGCCCTGAGGCGACGCGCAAAAAAACCCGGCGCGCCAATTCCCGTGCGTGCCGTTCTGGGAACAGCAGTTCAGACCCTTCGGATCGCCCTGAGTCAACTTGTCGTCTTTAATACAGTCACCGGACGTGCCAGGTGCTATGGGTGGTGGCGCCTCACCAGAGTCCGGCAGAGCCTGTTTCAATTTTCTGATGAAATCGTCCATCTCTTATTAGTACTTACAGAGAAACTTCCTTCTTGGAAGACTTGCGGCCACGCTTCTTCTTGTCGGAGCCCATGGAAACCTCGCGCGTGTCAGGGTCGCCCGCATCGATCGAGACGATGTCCGAGACGGACTCGGTGTCACCACCGCCGCCCGAGCGTGTCGCCTGGGGCATGCCTGGGCCCATCATATTCATCAGGGAACCAAAATCCATACCCGGTCCGCGCATCTCGCGGCGGGCATTAGGGCCGCCCTGAGTCTGCTGCTGCTGGTTGTTGTTCGTGCGCTCGACAGCCGCGACCATGTTGCGCATCAGCTCTGGGTTCTGCTGCATCACCTGGTTCACATTCGGCACGGCCGCCTTGAACATGCTGTTCGTCAGGTGGAACATCATGGCCGAGCCGCCGACCATCATAATCAGCTTGACCTCAGGTGCGACTTGGACCTTCGTCTTGTACTTGTTATACAACTCCTCAAAGACGCCGTCGTAGTCCTCGACGTTCTCCATGGCGTTCTGGGACCACCCGTTCAGCTCCAGGTCGAACGGGTCAAACTTGTCGTTCAGGAACTCGAGACCGGTCACACAGGCGATCAGCATGCGACGCTGGAACTTGATGGAGCGATCGACCTCGATGGAGTAGGTCATGCGCTTGTACTCGGTCCGGACCTCCTCGATGTCCGAGTAGATCGACAGGCGCTGGCTCGAGGCGATACCCTTCTTGACGAGCCGGGCAATCTTATTCAGCAGGTCAGCCTTCTCGTCCTCGATGGTCTTGTACCCCTCGGACGGCGTGTTGTCACCACCGCCACCCTGGTGGCCCTGAGGCTCCTCATCCTCGTACTCGCCCTCACCGTCATCAAACTCCTCAGGGGGCGGCGGCATCGGAGCGGTCCGCTTTCCAGGGTTCACGAACATATCGAGACCTTCGTCTGGGGCCGAGTCACGCATGGAAGGCCCAGCGGCGCGCTTGGCGAACGGGCTCGGCCGGGCGGGCTTGGGCTTGAAGCTCACACTCTTCTTCTCAGGGACCTGGAACGAAATCTCATCCAGCAGGTTCTGTTCGTCATCATTCAACTTCATAGTTGCGCCGTCACCAGTATTGAAAGTGAGGTCCATCTCTAGAACTTTTAGAGAAAAGTCCTCGTTAGCTTTAACGCAGGGGGTCCTGAAAATAATGTTGACAAAAATCAAATGGCGCTTTACAAGGTTGCAAAGATGACGGTCCACGCTCTCATCATCGGTCTGCTCGTGGCTATCCTGGTCCTGCTGGTTCGCGGCAGCCGCTCCAGCGGCTACTCGGGCTCTGAGATCACCATCACCCCGGGCCCCAACGTCCAGAAGGACCCCAAGAGCCTGTTCGAGATCAAGCCGAACATGGAGTGCACCCCAGGCCCGAGTGAGAAGGCCGACTACTACACCCTGGGCCTGACCCCAGGTGGCCTGTGCGGCGGCTCGGTCATGGTCCGCGATCAGATGCGGGACTATGCCATCGCCGACGGAATCGGTGGCTCCCTGCTGGAGGATTAGTCTCAAAAAAACCCCTAGTATCTAATAATGAATAAGTACCAGATTCACGTTGACACGGCATCGACCTCCAACGTGACGACTGTTACTGGTTCGGCCGGTCAGGCTTCCATTTCTAAATTGAACGGGAATCCTTTCCAGCTCACGGCGATTCTCGGAAATCGCCATCGCGCAGTCCGTAGCGTTGCCCTCAAGGACGCTCAGATCCCAGTCGGGTTCTATAACGTCCGGGCCCCGTACAACAGCTTCATCTTGAACACGACGACGTACACGCTGGTCCCGGGCAACTACAATGCGACCAGCTTCATCAATGGTCTCAACGCCCTCGTGACGGCCGGCGTCGGCGAGTTCAACATCGGGCCCGTCACGAACAAGATCCAGTTCGTTTCGGCTTCGGGCTCGGTGACGTTCGGGGTCCAGCCCCTGTCCCTCGCGGCCCTCATGGGGTTCACGAACGGCCAGGTCGGCACGAACGTTACGGCGACCAACACGTACATCATCAATTTCGACGTTTACATATCCATCTGGATCGGAGAGGTCGGGACGGCCTCGCTCGACCCCATGCAGATCACGTACAAGGTGCCGGTGACCGGTGGGTCAGGCTCGATCCTCAATTACACGGAGAGCTCCAACTGGGCCCAGAAAGTCCTGTTTACGGACCGCTCGAACCGCCTGGACCGCCTGACGGTGACGGTCCTGGATCGCTTCGGAAATATCATGAATAATAACGGCCTCGACTGGGCTTTTACGCTTGAAATTGAATCGGCGAACTAAAAAACTAAGTACTAAGTAATGAACATCAACGGCACTCAGGGGAGCCCTTACCAGGGGCTCGTCCAGACGCGCCCTTATGATTTTGGGACGGACGCTATCGAACGTCAGCGTGTGTCTCTTGGTCAATCTCTGATCGACGCGGACTTTGAGTACGGCCTGCAGGCGACCAAGTGGCAGACGTACCAGGAGCTCCGCAAGTTCCCGAGCTTTTTCGAAGTTCCCGGGACGGACTTTACCGTCTCGAACGTCCAGGTCGATGGTACGCTCGGCGCGAACGTGGTCGTCTATTTTTCATCAAATGCATTTATAAACACATCGAACGTTACGACGGGATCCGTCATCTCCGTGTCCGGTCTGTCGAGTTCGGACCGCAAGTCGGGTCGGGCCGAAGGTTTCTTTCTGGTCACGAACGTGAATGCCACTGCCAACACGTGCAATTACGTCGCGCGCGGCCAGATTCTGACCAGCCTTTCGAACATTTCGACGCCTTACACCACCATCCGCAAGGGCGGCATATTCAATGCGTCCCGGATGGAGATTCCGGTCGCTTTTATCAGCGCCGATACCACCCCGGGTACGAACGTCTCTATCCGCACGTCTAACGCTCACGGCCTTGTGGCCGGTACGCCCATCACATCGAACGCTTCGGGCCTGACGTTCAACGGCAGCTTTTTCGTCTCGAACGTTCTGTCCGCCAACACCTTCAACGTCGTCTGTGACCGGACCGTGACCGTCAGTCTGGGCGCGTCGAACATTTACCCCCAGCCGTACTCGTACACGATACACCGTCCCTACGACGGCGGCGTGATCCTGGGTACGAACCAGCCTTCGCACGGCGCCGCGATCGTCCGTCAGTCCAAGAAGGTTTTCCGGTACCAGTCGGGTAAGGGCCTGCTTTGGTCTTCAGGGACGCTCTTCGCGCCCAATAACGACATCGCGGCCCTGGCCGTCTCGGGCACGACAATCACCATCACGACCGATATTCCTCACGGCGCTCCTCAGAATGGCGCGACCGTCATCATCAAGGGTGTCGCTTCACCTTCGACCATAAACGGAACGTACACGATCGCATCCGTCACAGACTCGAAAACTATTGTTCTAAATTCTACTATAAATTATCCGGGTGGCACGGTGATCCAGTTTGCCGAGCAGCCCCGATTCATCATCTCGGCTTGGCACGGCGCCTCTGTCCGTGTCGGTACGTTCGACGACCAGAACGGCATGTTCTGGGAGTTCGATGGCCAGACTCTTTACGTGACTCGTCGCACGTCGACGCTTCAGATGGACGGGTACATCCAGGTTGATCCCCTGGGTCAGCTCATGATCGGCCAGATTATCGCGACCAACGCCGGCACCATCTCGACAGCGACGGGCGTACCGGCAATTCCGCTCGGGTCTTCGAACGTGAGCGTCACGGGCCTCAACCGAACCCTGGCGGTCGGCGACTGGGCCTACACGCTCGGTGGGTACGAGTCCCTCGGCGCCGTATGGGTCACGGCGGTCCAGACGGCCTCGGCCGTCACGCTGTCATTCACGCCATCGACCGTCGCCTTCGCGGCCGCGGGCGACTTTACGTCGACGACGTTCAACACCTCGAACACGCGCTTTGCCGACCAACTCAAGGTTGACGATCGCTTCGTCATCCGCGGCATGACGCACCAGGTCATCCAGATTCAGGGCCAGGGTCTTCTCTCGTTCAACCCGCCGTACCGCGGAGCTTCGTCGATCACGGCCGCCTCGCCTATCAAGGCGTGCAAGGTCAAGGATCTGCGGACGCCCCAGAACCTGTTTAACCGCGACACGCTCGACGGCTCGGGTGCGTCCGGCTTCAAGTTTGACGCGGCCAAGATGCAAATGCTCGGTCTCCAGTACACGTGGTACGGTGCCGGTTTCGTCGACTTTATGATGCGCGGTGTCGATGGCAATTGGGTCTACGCCCATCGCATCAAGAACAACAACGTGAACGACGAGGCCTACATGCGTACGGGTAACATGCCCGTGCGTTACGAGATCGTGAACGAGACGGCCGCGGCGGCGACGACCCTGGCGACGCACATGGGACCGACCGACACGTCTATCACCGTCTCGGATTCGACACTCTTCTTCCCTTCGTCCGGAACCCTCCTCATCGACAACGAACAAGTTGCGTATACGGCCAAGACGGCCACAGGGTTCACGGGTCTGACGCGCGCGTCCCCGCTCACCTACAACGTGAACGACATCGCCCGCACGTTCACAGGTACACCCTCCTCAAACCACGCGTCCACGACGACCGTGAACCTTCTGAGCGTCACGTGCGCGCCGAGCCTTACCCATTGGGGCTCGGCTCTCCTCATGGATGGTTCATTCGACCAGGACCGCGGGTACTTTTTCAATTACGCCAACACGAACATCACATTAACCTCGACTCAAACTAAATCGGCTTTTGCGATTCGCCTCGCGCCTTCCGTGTCGAACGGTATTGTCGGGGATATCGGCGCACGCGAACTCGTGAATCGCGCGCAGATTCTGCTTCAGAAGCTCGAAATCACGAGCGACAGAACCGTCAATACAACCGGTATACTCAATCCTACCGGCGTGACATTCGATCCGGCCCAGTGGGTGAACATCAATGCGGTCGTCAACGGATCCCAGCCTAGCTTCGCCCAGATCTATCCGGGTAATTTAATCGTCGGCGCGGCACTGCCAGGTGAACGCATTTTCTCAACAATCGTCCAGGCCGCTAATCAGAATAATCTCGACCTGACCGGCCTCAAGGAGATGTCCAACTCGGTCATCGGTGGAAACCAGCAATTCCCCGACGGACCTGACGTGCTTCTCGTTACGATCACTAACATCACAACCAACGCTGCATTGGTTCAAGCAAACCTCTTCTGGGGCGAGGCGCAGGCCTAGGGACCGAGTCTCTTGGGAACCGCAGGCGTGATCCAGCAGAGTAAATAAGATCTGCGATCTTACTAGAGATGCCCCAAGAGTATATCGTCTACTCAGACTCAAACAATAGGGATCAAATTTTATTTCCAAATTCAAACAATTACACTTTGCACCTGACGACCCCGATCCGGAACGTCTCCAAGGTTGAGCTCCTGACGGCCATGTTGCCCGGTATGAATACTTCACAGTTCATAACGCTCGACATTCTGGAACTCCGGACGCCGACGCACCTTACGGCCGATTCCCTCCAGGCCCGTGGGACGAGCAATCTGATGGTCCCGACGGCCAACGCCTTTTACGGGTCGTTCGCGACGATCCCCATCAAGGTCCAGGGTAACGATGAATTCTACAATGCGAATTATCGGATCACCACTGAATTTCCATCTAGAATTGATAAGATAGATCGATTGACAATAACGTGGCGTCAGCCGAATAACGGAAGCGTCTTTTATGACGCCTCTGGGGCAGGAAGCGACCTCGGTCGAAACATGTTCTTACTCCGCTTCGAAGCGGAGCACGTCCCGATTAACCCAGAACGGCCAGTGAGTCTCCCTCCGCCCGTACCATGGGAAGGCACGGGCGAAAAGCAAAAGCTTATGATACTGGTCGGCGTCGCGCTGCTCGGCCTTCTAGTTATAATCTCGATCAAAAATAGAAAACACCATGTGTGATAGCATCGCCAATGGGGGGTACATACCGACGGTCATTAGCATACCGCCGTGTCCGCCCTCGAACGTGATTATCGCTTCAAATGTCCTGTCTACAACCGGGAACGTCCTGTGTGCTAACATCATCTCAGGGGACGGAACCTTTACAGGGAATCTTCTAGTTACAGGTACTATTAATGGTCTATTGACTTTTTCGGTCCTTAATGTGAGTCAGACTGTCAACACGAATTCACTAGTCAGCAAGTCCTACTTGGGGAACGGGTATGGTCTCTCGACCCTGAATGCCTCGAATCTCCTTGGACTAATTTCAAACACGAATTTGCCTACGACAGGAGTGACCGCAGGTCTGTACGGCTCGAGCGCCAATGTCTCCCAGGTGACAATTGACCAGTACGGCCGGGTCACGGCCGCGTCGAACGTATCATTCACAGGCTCGTCACAATGGACCTCGAACGCATCGAATATTTATTACCTCAGCAACGTCGGCATAGGAACGTCATTTCCGCAGTACAACCTGGACGTCTCCGCGGGTAATATGGCGGCCAGGACGCTCGTGACGTCGAACATTTCGTCGCTCGGTTTGTACGGCCCCGTTCTGAATGTGAATAGTAACGTAATTATCACTGCAAATTTGGCTATAGCTGGATTGACTGCACCATCGCTCTCGACAGCACCTCCGTACGCACTCACAGTCTACGGCCAGGGCTATTTCTCGAACAGCGTGTCCTACCAGAACTTTGCAGGGTACAGGAACCGGGTGGTGAACGGCACGTTCCGTGTCGCGTCTCGCGCAAACTCAATAACGGTCTCGAACACGTCATCCTTCAATTCGAACACATGGGTCGTGGATAGGTGGCGGGTGGATGTCGGGGGGCTCGCAACCTCGAACGTCTCTTTCAGTGTGAAACAGGCCGTGCCCATAGGGGCGACCAACGGGTTCACGCAGTGTGCGAACGTCTACGTGATTCGTGGTCTCACCGGAACGACCGGGAACACATGGGTCTGCCCCCTGAGTCAGACGATCGAAGCTTCATTCATCTTCGATTTCAAGTATGGTCAGACAAATGCAAAACCGGCCGTCTTTTCGTTCAGTGCAAACACGTCCGTCGCCGGGGACTACTCGGTCGTCTTCAGGTCGCGCCAAGACAACACATACTTTGCGAACCTCGTGAGCATTACGGCCGGGACGTGGTCGGAATATATCATTTACTTGCCAGCGTGCATCATAGGCACTTGGGCATCCAGCTTGACCGACGGGTACTTGGACGTGCTTATAGGCGGCGTATCGTACGGAACGAACAGCAGTAACAATAGGGCCGTCGCGGTGACTTCGGGGTGGACGGCCAGTCCTGGGTTCGCACCCGTCTCGTGTATCGGGGCGACGAAATGGCCCGCCTCGGCCGGGACCCGTTTGCAAATCACCGGACCTCAAATAGAGGAGGGGACGATTGCAACACCATTCGAGGTTCGCCCACTGACGCAGACGCTCGTCTATTGTCAGAGATTCTACGAGACGAATCCTGACACTCAATACGAGGCCGCACTCATATCGGGCCGCATATCATCGGTCCCGTTCGTCGTCACGAAGCGCGTCCATCCAAACGTATCGGTCTATACAACCCTATCAAATTTAACGGCGAACACGAACATCAGTAGGTTCACATCGATCACGGCCGGTGGATCCTATGCGAATACGGCCATCACAAGCTACGTAACCTCCGATTACGGATTCACGTTCAGTTTCACACAGGGCGGAGGATCGAACCAGATTGACGAGGCTCAGTTTGTGTGGCAGGCTGACGCGGAGATTTACTGATCCCGCGTCCAGACCAAGACTCTTAATTTCATTATAAAATTCAATGGACTTCTTCATTTCCAACGGAGAACTCTGTTTGACCGACCCCGAACACACATTTGAGCGCGGTAACCTCTCGAGGGCCGCGTACCGTCACATGTGTGCCCGGATCCAGAGTAATTTTGATCCGAAATTAAGCCCCGAGGAGAACTGGGCCATGGCCGAAGCCGCATGGGACAATTTAAGTCCGGAATTGCAGGGCCACCTTCACATCATGAGCCACAAGGAGGTTCAGAACGGCGATGACATCCGTCAGGGGCTCTTGGCGACCCTCACATCGTACCAAGGCGCTCAATTCATCAAGGACCTTTTTGAGTCGGCGATACGTTGTGTCGACTACAAATAATTCGCAGGTACTAGTAGATGTCGACGCCGACGACCCCCCAGTCGACGTACTTTGGGGACGTCAACGTCTACGGGAACACGACCATGAGCGGGACGCTCGCGGTCCTCGGGACTCCCGCCCTGTTCTTTTCCAACTTGGGCGTCGTCACAGACGGGACTTCACTCATAGGGACCAGTGTCACGCCCTTCCAGTACGCGTGGACGACCGCCGCGAACACAACCTCGGCCAACGTCACGTCCATCTTTGGACCGGTCGGCGTCGCAACCTCTGTAGCCGGTGCGACCGTGACCGTCCTGGGGAACGTCGTGGTCTCGAACTCGGTATCGACGACCAATGTTAACGTCACGACCTCGATCAACACGGGCTCGGTCATGAACGTCAACTTTGTGACCGGCCCGGGAGGCGTCGGTGTCGGGACGAACGTATTGGGTGGCGCGGCACTGGCCGTCCTCGGGACCATGAACGCCGTGACGAGTTTTCAGGCGGCTAATCTGATCCTTTCCGGGACGCTCAATGTCGGCTCGGCGAACATCTTTTCGATCGCGACGACGAGCATACGCGTCGTGACCGGCGGCGCGACCCTCACCGTCCAGGGGTTCGCGACCGTCTCGAACGCCGTCACGACGACCAACGTCTATGCGACGGTGAGCGCGAACGTCGCGAGGCTCAATACAGGCTCCCTCGTGAATTCGACGGGCTTTTTCGGTTTCGGGACGGCGGCCGCATCGAACACGAACGCGTACGTCCTGGGCGATCTCGGATCCTCGAATGCGATCGTGGCACCGGTCATGACCTCGGACGGACTCATCGCGACCAGGCGAATCAACGTCGCGACGGTCGTGGCTCGGTCCAACGTCGGGGTAGGCGGCGCACCAGTCCAGAGTGGGCCGTCACTTTCTGTGACCGGTAACGTCTTCCTTTCGAACGCATTCACGACGCCCCAAGTCTTTGCGGATTTTATGAACGTCTCGAGCCTGTCAAACATCGTCACGGGCCTGGCGACGAGCAACGTCCTCATAGGCCGGGCCGCAAATCTAAATTCCGGGTTTAACCTTTCGGTCGGCGGGAACGTCGTGATTTCGAACGCGCTCCAGACGACCGGTGTCACGGCCAATCTCATCAACGTTGGTGCGTCGGCTAATTTGCTCGCTCTCGTGAATGCGTTCGCAATAGGAACGACGACCCTATTCCCCGGAGCTTTCATGTCGGTCAACGGAAACCTGTTCGTGTCGAACACGCTCACCATAGTCACGGCAAACACTACGCGAAGCAATGTGACCCAAAATGCAAATGCCGTCACGATCACGGCCCGGACGAGCGTTGGTATCAGTACGGCCGCGGACGCGACGGGCTCGACTCGATTGCTCGTCCAGGGTAACGCTTTTGTGTCGAACGCTCTGACGGCCTCGAACGTCTTTGCGACGACCAGTGCGAATATCCTGACGCTCAACACGGGCTCCATCTTCACGACCGCCACGGGGTTTCTAGGGATCTCGACGACGGCCCCCTCCGGGACGGCCCTGTACGTCCCTGGAAACGTCTATGCCTCGAACGCGCTCACGACCACGACGATCGCGGTCACGAATTCGAACATCCTGGCATCGAACGCGATGACGGTGTACGTTTCTTCGAACATCGGAATAGGGACGGCCGCACCAGTCTCGACGACGTGGACGCCTACGGCCGGCCTCACGACCGTACTACCGGTCGGCGCAACAAGTGCGTACGTCGCGGCCTATTCGCTCAGGGCCCTGAACGGAACGACGGCCCTCACGGCCAACGTTGTCAGTCCGGTCGCCGAGTTCCCGCCGTACGCCATGACGAGCGCGACAACCTCCCTTGCCGGGTACTCGTTCGGTGGCGCTGGGTCGTACGCCGCGACAGCCTCGTCAGAATTTACGGCCGGCCAGGCGGCTTATTTTGCGTTCGACAAGGTTGCAGGGTCGGGAAGTACAAATTACTGGTCGTCGAGTTCTGGGACATATGACGGGACTACGGGCCTCCTCTTATCGGCTTCGTCA